TATTTTTATTCATAGCCTGTGCTTTTAACAAATCATCAAGCAAACTTTGTCTATACATATTTTGTGCTTGATTTCTGTTTAAATTGTTTTGTGAAGCACCAAATAAAGATTGAAAAAAGTTTTTCATTATAATGCCCCTAATAGTGCTGTTCCTGCTGCTATTGGCATTGCATAAGGACCAAGTGCAGGAATAGAACTAGCTAATGCGCCTCCTGCTAATGCCCCTCCTAGTAAACCTTGAATACCCCCTCTAGGAACTTGAGCCGTAGTTCTTCCACCCATAGGTGCGCCATATGCAGCAGTTAAAAAGTTTTGCAAGTTTTGTTGAGGAATATTTTGTTGGAAATCAAATCTGTTAATTGCATCTTGTAACGCTTGTTGCTGATATCCCTCTGCTATTTGACCTGTTTGTAATAATTGACCAATATCAGCATAATCTTGTTGTGCTAACATTGGTGCTTGTTGGGCAGCCATAAGTTGATTTTGTCTTTCTCTTGCAAAGTTATCAAACGCTAATGCACCTGCTGTATCTGTTAAAGATTTTGTGAATTGCCCCGTTGCTCGATCTTGTAGTTGACCCATTGCACCTGAACCATATCTTCCTGCCATCGATGCCTGAGAATTAATTTGATTCATAGCATCAAAATATTTTTGCGTTGCTGCATCTGATGCTGTGTTAAATCTTTGTTGAAAATATGGATTAGTTGCTCCTAGCATATCTCCTTGAATAGTACTGAGATATTGTTGCTGTGCTGCAGGAACTAAAGGATTGCCCTCTAATGCCCTGTTTTGCATAGCAGTTAAACCACTCTGTGTTTGTTGACTTGGACCTACAAATGTTTGTGCAGGAAAATAAGAAGGAGTTGCACTTTCATACAATCTTTGTGCTTCACCTAATCCGTATTCAACAAACGGAGCCTGTGAAGGAGATAACTCCTGTATTTGTGTTTGCGTTCCACCACCACTCATGATATTTCCTTAATATATTTTCTGGGAGCAAAACCTAATGATTTCGCTTTTTTTTCCCAACCTTTTCTCCATGATTCAAAACTAATTTTTTTCACTTTTAAACCTTTTGCTATATTTTCTACTACTGTCCATTTAACTTTATCTGATACATTATTATCGCAATAGCCACACCAAATATGTAAAATATTTGTTTCTTGAATTTGACCTACAATAAACCCAAATGGCTTATCGGCTAAAAAGCCAATCCATAACATAGACCTTCCATTAACACATTCGCTGTAAATATCTTCAGGAATCCAGTTTTCTGGACTTTTTTTTAATATTACTTCTAGTTTTGGTTTCACGTAAAACCATATTTCTCTTACATTATGTGGTTCAATTAATTTACTGTTCAACCTATTATTGCAAATGCAAAAGTTCTATCGCCAGATGTATTAACTGAGTGAGTTATTACAGCACTACCCTCTGCTCTTGCACTTACAAACATATCGCCATGAAATGTCATACCTGCCGAACTTGTAGGAGTAAATAATAAAACGCTGTTAACACCTATTCTTGGATCATCTATACTTGTTTGTGTTGCACTTGAAGCTGTTAATGTTACATTAGAAGTATTATTTAATTTACCTCCCATTGCATTATTAACAACTTCACTAATTTGCCTTGAATTAGCACCAGAGTATGGTAAAACTCGATATGTTAGTTTAGTAAGCATTTATCATCTATTTCCTCTTGGCTTTATATCTATTTCCACCGAAACTGCCGAAGTGTAATTTCCTGATGGTAATATTTTTAATCTATGATACCTACCATGGCTTCTTAAAGAACAACGATTTTCGCTATCTGCTTCACTTGCATCACCAAAAGATATAGCACTATCTAATCTATCTCGACTTGCCACAGCTACACTTGCAGTTCCATTATCTACTTGAGGTTTTGCTAATGTAATTATACTATTTTTATTTGTTAAATCGCCTGTAATAATTTCTGCTTTAGCATTTGCTCCACTAAAAGCAACTATTTTTGTTCCTTCAACTCCTGCAAGTAAAGTATTATTTGCTAACCAAAATCTATCATCTAGCGATATACTTAATTCATCTAATGAACCACTATAATTATCTAATGATTCTAATGTAATTCCTTCAGTTTCTACTCCTGCAATAAAATCTGCTGTTGTTTCGCCTCTGCTCCATCTTTGTACTTGAAAGTTATAAATTAAAACAGATTGTACAGATGAATTATTAGTATATAACCAAAAAACACATCTTCTAACAGGATCAACAGCACAACTCATTGTATTCAACAATGCCAATTCTGCATCATTAAAAAAGAATCTATCTATTTTTTCTGCCCCTATCGGAACAATTTTTTGTCCATCACAATAATAAAATCCATCATCGCTCAAAAAGAAAGATAAACTTCCATACTGTGCTATTGATCTAGGTTCTAAACAACCTAAACCTCTACTAAGTGTATCAAACTGAAAATATAATGGCGCACCTGCATAAGTCATTCTGCTAATACTTTTTTCTAAAAATATTAATCCAAATTCACCACCTTGTACTCCAACGATGTTCCCCCCATCGGGGAGGTCTTGAAAATCAGACTGACTTGCACCACCACTTATCCAATCAGTTTCATCATTTATATCTGACCATAAAACTCTGTTAGGATTACTAGGTATTTTTCCACATACAACAAAATCCCTTACAACAGAAACAAACGATGCTGTTGGTGCTGCACTAGCCACATTAAGAAAGGTACTAGAAGAATCAAGGGTAAATCCTTGTAGTGGCTCCACTCCATTTGCAGCTAGTACAACTTTACCAAATTGTGCAAAAGACCACCTGCCAGTTGGACTTGCAGAATAATTTCCTGACCTACTTACATTTGTTAAATTTAAATTTGAACTACTATATTGAAATACTTTTGTACTAGATGTAGCAAATACTTTTGTAGTTGTTCCGAATCTACCACCAAAAACTCCATTAAGTGTATCTGCAGCATCATTACTAATGGCAGAAACAGAGGGCAAAGGTGCATAACCTATTTGGTTTGGTATAACGTTTTTAGCTTCAACTAAAGCACCTGCAATCGGTGGTTGATCTGGCAACCATTCACCTAGTGTTATTGATTTCATGTAACTGTCATTTGCATTGGATTGCCACTAAACTCTGCAGCATCATCACTACTTGTTAATTGTATTCTTGCTCTATCGTATAAACTTGCCCATACTGTAACTCTTTCATCATTCATTAAAAAAGGTTCGCTTTCAGCTAATGTTGCATACAGTAAAGCATCAGGACAAGTTGTAAGAAAAACATTACTTGTATTACTGTCAGATAAAAAATCAGGTTTTTGATAATATAATAATTTAGCAGTTAAAGTTGCATCTGGTGATGGACCAAAAATAAATTTATCGCCAGTTAAAGTATAAAAAACTGGTCTACCTGTTTCTTTTACTCTTCCATTTCTAAAAAAACTTGTTGGCACTAAATAATCTAATTGAGTTATAGGGTTTGTATCAAAGTGAATTTCCCTTAACTGTAAAAAATCAGTTGGTACATCAACTTCTTGAGCATTAACTGTTAAATCAGCAGTAGTTAACATTTCACGCAAACGCAAATCTCTTCTTAATCTAACTTCGCCTAATTGTATAAAATCAACTATTTGTGATGTTAAATCTGTTCTTGCAAGATAGTTTGCAACCAAAGATTGTAATTGTGCATATGTGCTAAAAGCCATTATATTTTACCTGCTCTTGTTCTAAAGTATTGATTATCGGCATCATTTAACCATGCACGAAACTTTTTTTCATCTACTACTGTAAATCCACGCAAGATTCCTTTTTTATTTAAATCATCAAATACCGTTAAAGGTATAGATGCAACTTTATTTCTAAAAGGTTCACCACTCCAAGGATCAGTTTTTTTTGTAGCGTTAAATTCTTTTTTATTCTTTTCAATGATTATGGTGCAGTCCTGTACATCTTCAAGAACCACACCATTTTCATTTTTGTGAACTATGGTTTTTTTAAATTCCATTACGCAAGGTCTGAAACAATTCCTTGAGCGCCTTCATTTAAAACTCCCAGAGTGTACTCAGCAACGAGTTGCTTTTTAGAGGACTGGTCTCCTGCCACAGCAAGGTCATTTGTACTAAAGTTCCTCAAATAATTTACTTCTAAAAACTCTGGATCGAGAACCAAAGCAATATCATCAGCACTATTAGATGAAAGCATAAATCGATTTGATACAACTGATATTGTTCCAAAATCACTCATGTAAACATCTGCTGCACCAACGATTGTTGTCGGTTGATCTGATGGAGCCATGTACCTCTGTGCTGCAATTCCTGCAAATCCACTCACAGTCTGTTTATGTGCAGGAGTTACCATAAGCATCGAAGGATCACCACCTGCTGTATATACAGATTGAACTACAGATTTAAGTAATGTTTCTGTAAATGTTCTTTCTGCTCCGTCTGTTGTTCCATCAACTCTCGCTGTTAGACCAATAGAACCTGCTATACCTGCAGAAG